CGTGAAGCCGGTTATGAAAACTTGTCTTAAGGACGAGCCGATTAAACCGGCGAAGGTAGCTCAAGGTAAGGTGAGAGTTTTTACTATTGGACCAGTTGAGTTTTCTTTAGTGGTCCGGAAGTATCTTCTCACTCTTGCACGCGTCATGCAGTTGCAGCCATTTTTGTTCGGCGCCATGGTTGGCGTTGACTGCCACAGTGACCAGTGGAGTCAAACTTTTGATTTCATGGAAGGTCCCAACCAATGGCTGGTTTTCGATGGTGATTATTCCAATTTTGATAAAATTTTGGTCTCAGAATTGACACAAAATGTCAAAGAATTTATTCTTGACTTGTGCAAAGTGAGTGACAATTACTCATCTTCTGAGTTGACTATCGTTGAGAACCTGCTGACTGCAACTCTTTCGCCCGTTGTAGATGTGTTTGGAACGTTTGTTGAATTTGCAAGTATGAACACTTCAGGCAATCCTTTGACTGTTCAAATCAACTGCATTGCCAACAACTTGCTAGTTCGCTATTGCTTTCTCAGCAAGATGAGAGAGACACGAGGGCTAATCATGCCCCGCGATTCTAAACAACTTCTGCAACTCTTCCAGGACGAGGTTCGGGTTATCACCTATGGTGATGATTTAGTAGTTTCGATGAGGACACCTCTTTTCTCGTGCACTGACATGCAAAGTATTTTGTCTAAGCACGGAATGGACTTCACAGATGCCCAGAAGAATTCGGTTGCAAAACCTTATTCAAATTGGGCGAATGTCACTTTCCTCAAACGTCGATTCCTCGTTTCAGATTTGGAAGGAACTCTAACTCAGTCCGTCTTTCCTCCGTTAGAGTTCGAGAGCTTAGCGAAGGCTCTACAATTTTACCAGAAAGACTCAGAAGAACCCTTTGACATGGTAATGAGGAACAAGATCATTTCCGTGTTATTGGAAGCTTTCTACTACGGTCCCACAGTTCATAAAGAGCTGTTCGATATAGCCATTGCCTCTCTTCAGAAGTACCAAGAGAGCAAAGGACTTCCTTCTCATCGAGAAGCAGTGGTAGAGCAATTCTTCACAAACACCCACGGATTAGTGCTTAATTACGATTTTTGGCTCAAACGCCAACTTGAGAAAGAAAGCTCTCGATTTGTGGACGCGTACTTCGACAACATCCG